TTCATTAGTTTTCCCTCGCGTAAAAAGGCAGCAGACTCTCAAGCCTTGGCCGCCGGTTGATTTTTGTCCCGGTGAGTGTCGACCGGGCGTGGATACACTTGGACGAACTTCTTACTTTCGTAAGAGATTCTGAACGCTAACAAGATGTCTTGACGTCCATCGGGGTCAGTATTCTGCTGGATATACCTTCGGATACCGGCGTCGGTGGGGAACCTTTTAAACTGCGTAGTTCCATCACACATGATGAAGATTACGTTGTTCATCTCGTCCACGTTGAGAATCTCTTGGAACATTTCCCCAGTTTCTTCGCCTCCATCCCACTTGACCCTAAGGTCATGCTTCATCTCATCCCACTCACTCACAGGCTCAACGTGAGTGACTACCCCAAACTCAAACTGAAGTTCAGGGTGACACGCCCAGTTCCGCACAACTTTAGTTCCTACTGTAGTCATCACTTCACCTCCTCTTCATAGTTAATGATTTCAGCCAACACCTCGTCGACCTTCCTCTTGTAGATACCGTGAGCGTAGAACGCTACGGCAAAGTTTCTGTCTGGCCGCCAACACAGCGGGCCCTTGTTCCCTCCACAGTTAGAACAGTTGATGTCCTTACTGATTTCAGCGGGGCACCGGACCACGAGTCGGTCCTTCGGAGTCATGTGCTTCTTACCCTCAGCGTAAGATGGCAGCACCACAGTAGCGGGCACACCTTTGTCCATCGCTTCATCGACCTGACGCAAAGACGTACATGACTTGTTGACCACAAAGCCGAGCCGAATCATCTCAAGGATTGTCTCCAAGTTAAATGATGTGAGCGGGTAGGCTGTGTATGTAGCCGCCGTGACTCGACGAAACGCTTTGGCAATCTTCAAGCAGGCATCTCGGTACAGAGTGTACTTCCCATCTCCGGGCAAATCCCCTGCTTGATTGTGTCTCACCAAAGATTTGAAGGTAAGTTTCTTGGCCCGGTTGCAGAACTCGTCCAATGACATACCGCGCTCACCTGAATCTACCTTGTCCCAGTGCATCTTCATGTGAAACTGTTCAGCGTAACATCCACGCTTCTCGACGGTCCCGTCCTCCTTGACTTCAGTCTTGAAGCCACAAGCATCTGTACAAGAACTTCGGCTCGTCGTTGTGGTTGTAAGTCTCCCTGTCTTACGGTTACCCGTAGCCTCAGAGATGTGGAACTTGTGCTCAATCCCAGTAGTAGTCTTCATAGATGTTCCATCCAATCGCATTTCCATCCTCCTCTATGTCCTCAGGGAAAAAGTACGGTTCGCTCTTTCCATCTTTGTCTACTGTAATGACAACAATCGAATCACCGCTCATTCGTATGTCTTTAACTATAGTTTCACCTGCAAACAGTCCTTCCAACACTACAATCAACTTGTCAATCCGTACCTTAGACTCATCCCTAGAGTCATACTTACTCATCGTGGTCATGGTCACCTCAGTAATACTGACGGAGTTCAGTTACAGCATGGTGGGCCTTGGCCAACGCCATGAAGTATTGTGGATTTGGATTATCGAACTGAATCTGAGTCAGTTCCTTCTCCAATCTCCATGCCAGTTTATTCAAAATGTAAAACGTTAGGTACTCAACGTATTTAGTCTTTCGCATGTGGACACCTCCTGTCTGTGGTTGACTGCCTCCGCTGTTGGAGACGCCCCCCGACTAACCGGGTGCCTATCCGCTGGCAATGTCACGATTTGTCACGGCCGATAGCGCAGGTTCAACGCCGGGAATCAGCGGTGACATTTCGTGACGTTGACGCCTCGGGGGTGGCCCGATAGACGGCTAGCGCCTCTGGCGTTGAGCGTTCGTTGTTCGTTCGTACATACGTCGTTGGCGTTCTAGTTGAAACAAACCACTTACATTGGAGGTGCTGAATGGAGAAAGAAGTATATTTTGATGGTGAACTTGTTGTTCACTTTACCTTGGATACGTCCGAGATTCACGATGCCATTATGGAGGAGTCGACCCCGTTTGCGGCTCTCCAATACTTTGAAGCGTGGGACTTTGCAGAAGTCTGGGACTGGGTAACTCAGCAGGATGAGTACAAAGAGAAGTACGCATCTATTGTTGGTCAGACCGATAAGGTCAAAGAGTTGGAAGCTCTGGTTGAGAAACAGAATCTTAAACTTGAGCTTTTGGACCGCATCTTTAAGTCTGTGCAGGCTTTGTCTGAGCAGATGAGTCATACAACAAACGTGCTGGAGACTGAGATCAACTCTGCTGAGGAAGCCGGGTTGCACGATATTTCCACGGCTTACTCGGACAATGGAGTTGGTCATGCCTAATGTTTGGATTGAGGTTCAAGTCGATAGCAATGTGGTACTGGAACATCTCGATGAGGATGACATCATCGAGTATCTGGGAGAGTCGACCCAATATTGGAGTGATGTGTTGAAGATGTGCCCTTTTGATGCGGACAGGTTTCTCCTCGCGTTTGAAGATTACTTGGAAGAGTGGAGAGACAAGGACTTGGAGGCCCTTAAACAATTGATTGCTAAAGTTGAAACTAAAAACAAGGAGATGAGTGATGTCGCTGGACTATAAACTGGTTGATATTGAGAACTATGAAGAGAAGTGCTGGGGGTGTGAAACCCGTGGCGAAGACTACATGAACATGAAGACCGAGGTGTTGATTTTCGCCACGATGGTCATTGACTTGGGAGAAATCACCGAGAAGAACTGTCTTGAGTTCTACACTCGGATGATGATGTACTCGATGATCAACGGGTGCTACGACACCATTACGCTGGACGACGTGAAGGACCATATCGGTTTGAAGACCAATGTTATGGACCAATCGAAAGCTAAGTGGAATCGGAAGTTTGGTTTAATGGCAAGAGACAGAGTTGAAATAAACATGCGATGGAAAGATCGCGAAGAATCCAAAGGAGGTGAAGAGTGATGTTTACACAGAGTGAGATTAGGTTTGTTTTTCATGGTGACCCGGGCCACGCATGGCTTGAAGTCCCATTGAGTTTGATCAAAGAGTACGGTTTGGAGAAAGACATCTCGTCTTACTCCTACGTCAATGAGAGGAGTGGGATGGTGTTTCTTGAGGAGGACTCGGATATGCCGAAGTTCTTGAAAGCGTTTGAACGGGAGACTGGCCTTATCCCTGACCTGTTTGACAACTACACGAAGTCAGACAGCAGGGTACGTCAGCTTCCTCGATACACAGGAGGTGAAGAGTGAAGTTTGAAGAAGCAGTTGATGTAGTGAAGAAGGCCCAGCAAGAGGGGCCAAGTAGGGAAGACATGGAGGCACTGTACGGTGAGGTGTGGGATACCACCGAGCTTCAGCGGGACTTCTATGTCAAGAGTTTCCTCGCGCCCTGCGTTTTCGTGGAGCGTAAGTCAGATGGACAGAAGGGGACGCTGGATTTTATCCATCATCCTCGTTTTTATTACAACTTTAGAGCACACTAGGAGGTGAATAGTGTCACATGCACTTGATATGAGTAATGGGAAAGCGAACATGATGTATACCGGAGACGTGCCTTGGCATGGACTCGGTAACTATGTAGGTGATGATGCGGTGACGGCTGAAGAAGCCATCGTCGCAGCAGGACTGGATTGGGAAGTGGGATGTCAGCCCATCTTTGCGGAGTACGACAAAGATGGGTCACGAATCGACATCCCGAACAACTTTGCGGTTGTTCGTGACGACACCAAAGCGGTGCTTGGCGTGGTTGGGAATCAGTTTGAGCCCATCCAAAACAAAGCCTGCTTCGGTTTTTTGGATGCGATTACGGGACCAGAACGTCTGGTCCGGTATCATACCGCTGGGTCACTCCACGGTGGACGTAAGGTTTGGTTGCTCGCAGAGTTGACCAACCTGACTTTCGCCCCGGTGCCCGGTGATGAGGTTCAGCCTTACCTTGCCTTGATTGATGGGAAAGATGGTCGTACAAACTTGACCGCGTTCTTTACTGGAACCCGGATTGTTTGCCAGAACACGGCCAACTACGCTCTTGGTACAGCTAAGGAGAACGGCGACAAGATGGTTAAGATCCGTCACACGTCATCGGCTATGACTAAGGTCGAAGAGGCGAAGCGAGTGCTCGGATTGGCAATCGACAACGCTGAAAACTATGCGGAGACAATGACTGCACTGGCTCGTAAGCAAGTGAACTCCGCACAGTGGGCCAAGTTGCTTGATACACTCATGCCTCTGCCGGAGGTTGAGGACGATGAGAAGCCCGGTCGTGGCTGGACTATGACTCACAACAAGCGGCTGAAGCTGGACGAGTTGTTTGAGTCTGGTGTTGGCACTGACATTGTGGGAGTGAGGGGAACTGCGTGGGGTGCGTACAACGCAATCACAGAGTTCACTACACACCATCAGCGTGTGAACGCTGGGGATAAGAATGACGCAGGGTACTCTCGCCGTCGAGGTGAGCGACTCCTTGAGTCATCGTGGTTTGGAAGTGGAAATGCTCTCAATCAGAAGGCTCTTGACCTTCTGATTGCGGCTTAATGTTAACCGGAGCGGGGAGAAATCCCCGCTCCATTTTTGAGGAGGTGAATTATGTCGAAGAAGAAAAAAGTTGCGAATAGGAAGTTCCCTAAGCCGTTGATGATTTACTTGACTGACGGGATGCACGAGGAGTTGAAGAAGGTTGCGGAGCAAGACGAACGTCCTGTCTCTAGTCAGTTGCGCTTCATCCTCAGGCAGTACCTGATGGACCGTGCATCGCAACGTCTGAGTTGATTGAGTGGCCGATGCCCATCTATGAGTATCGGTGTGAGGCGTGCTCGCATCAGTTTGAAAAGCTGGTGCGAGCCGCTTCGTCTTCGGTTCAATGTCCGAAGTGTGAGGGGGTGGACCTGACTAAGCTCGTGAGCTTAGGCGGGTTCATCCTCAAGGGGGATGGTTGGTTTAAAGATGGTTATTCAAAAGGAGGTGAGTGATGATTGAAGCGAGAGTTACATTCGCAAATGAAGAGGACTACGCATGGTTCTTAGAGATTATGCAGGAGGCTTATGACGCGGGCGACCTAGCTCTACCGTTTAGTATTACGAAGGTATACCTGTGTCCGCCGGGTGGAAACACGCACGCCCCTGACTTTGGTGGGGGTAAGTGATGTTGATGTTGATGTACTCAGTTGAGAAAGCAGACGGTAACCCACGGTCGATGTTCGCTGACGTGGAAGCAGCGAAAGCGAACCGTCAACCTGACGAATACGTCGTTGAGTATACGTTTGAGTTGGCGGGGTCTGAGCCCGTGGTCTACCCGGAGATTCTTACTTTAGATTTAGGAGGTGAAGAATGAGTGGGCATGACGAAGAGTTCATTGAGAAGTTTCAGCCCCGGTTGCTGAAGTGTAGGTTCTGTGACTTCACGGTCCCGGCCGACGCAGAAGTCCCTGAGGGTTCTGACCCTGTGGTCTTCGATCCAGAGATGGAGCATCTTGAAGAGGGCGGCTGGGTACTCATGCAGCATCATTACGAGGAGGAGCACGGCAAGCCGGACCTGATGTCCGATGAGATATTCATCCATCCAGAGGCTCATGCGAAGAGACTTGAGGATGTCGAGGAGGCCGATGCGTTTGCCAAAGTCCTCCCGTTCAGGGTGCCTCGTGCCTCGTAAAGAGAAGACGTGTCCCGACTGCCTAAATAAAGGCTACGTCAGTTTACTGGGCTGGAGGACCGGGGATGGGCGCAAGTTGATTCCATGTGACTGCAAGCACGGCCGCCAGTTCCTAAGGCTCATGCGACAGGAGTCACCACCAACCAAGACCGAGTCCGGCCCAGTAGATTCCTAACGGGACCGAGATAAGTATGTAGCTAGTTAAGTAAAGCCACACAAAAATCACAGTCGTTCGGCGTGGGTCCATGCCCTCGATTTAACATAGAAAGAAGGAGGATGCGAAAATGAAGAAGCGGAACATGGTTGTAGTGAACATGATGAATCGGTCTGCGAAGGCAGGTCGCCATCCTGATAAAAAGAAGCGAGCGAACAAGAAGGCGTGTCGCCAGAAGGTTAAGCTCCATGTATGAGAGTTGTTTTAGAACTGGAATCGGTGCCCGACTTCGACGAACAGCTAATCTATGTAGCTATCTCCGACATGTTCGCCGTGGAACTGGAGATCGATGGGTGCGACATCGCACTGACGGGACCGGACAGAAACGTGCTCGCTTGGGTCGCGTTTCACACAATGCCAACCGAGATGATTGAGGCTTAAAATGGGACAGGGATTTCCTTGGGAAGTCCCCAGTATCCAGACACGGGTCAAGCCGTGGGTATTGGAGTTTCTGACTCCATACCAGAGAGATGCGTGGGGATGGTTACACAGCAGAGGTAACGACGGGTCGAACCTATGGTGGGCCTGTGGTTCAGGTAAGACACTGGCCGCACTCTTGTTTCTAGTAAGTGGCCCGGTGGGGGAGAAGAAGGTCGTCGTTACTAGAGCGACGACGAAGAACCAATGGAAGCGGGAAGCCTCACAATACACGGACTTAAAGCTACGTGTGTTGTCAGGGAAGACCCCCTACGAACTTAGCCCGGACGATGAGGCGGTGGTCTTATCGTGGGAGATACTGATGGGGTGGTACCCGGAGCTTCAGCGGTGGGCCGGGTCAGGTCCATTGGCTTTGGTGTGGGATGAGGTTCACAAGGGCAAGTCACACCAGCGAAAAGAGAAGTACGTTAGAGCTAACGGTACGATTGGGTGGCGACTCAAGGAGAACAGAGCAGCGTACGCATCTCGCTTGAGTAAGCTGGCGACACGTCGCCTTGGCCTTACGGCCACACCCATCCGAGACAGGCGCAGCGACCTGTGGGCTCAGCTTGATTTGATTCAGCCCGGTCGGTGGGGTAGCTCGTGGGACTTCGTCCACTACTTCTGTGACGCTAAGCCGGGGCTGTACGGTGGGCTGGATACAACGGGGACCAGCAACTGCGAGGAACTTAAACGTAAGTTAAGTGTTGTTTCTCACGCTGTATCCTATACCGAAATGGCGAAGGAGCTACCCCCTAAACGTAGACAGCTAGTGTACTTAGGTCCAGAGGAGCAAGTTCGCCAGACATCGTTTAGAACTGAAATGAAAAAGGCCGCACGCCGTGGTGGGTCGGCGGTCTTTGAGGTACGGTTGCAGGAAGCAGCGTCTCGTAAACGGAGTTGGATTGTAAAGGAAGTTCGCGAGATGCTAGACCAAAACCAGAAAGTCGTAGTCTTTACCAGTAGACGGAAGGATTGCGAGTCTCTCTACAAGACACTCTCCAAGGCACGGAAGTCCGAGCCCTGTGGGATGTGGAGTGGTCACGGTGGGGATAGCCTCGCCGAGAGAGAGCGCATGGTCAGAGAGTACGCTGACCATGAGGGTCCCGCCCTTTTTATCGGGACACATGATGCGTTCGGGGAGGCCATTGATGGCCTCCAACATACGGACGTTGTTTACTTTGTCCTCTTGCCTTGGACGCCGGGACAAGTCACTCAGGCTGAAGGTCGCTTCAGTCGACACGGGTCAGACCGACCTGTGTTGATTTCATACGTCGTTGCCGAAGGCACGGTGGATGAGCATGTAGCCGACATTCTGCTGGAGAAACTAGAGGACGTATCCGTGACACTAAATGACGGGGAAACCCAGTCGTTAGCGGATACACTAGCCGGTGCTGACAGTGAAGAATCAATAATTAACTCAATTTTGGAGGTATCTAATGGAATGCAATGAAGAGACAATGGGCGCGGCAACGCGTCTTCGGATTAAGGAAGGATTTGAGAAACTACTGCGGGAGCAGCCGGACAACACGGACGTGGACATTTTGATCGCCGAAGTCGCTAAGATTTTGACGGCCCTATGTGTTGCGACCGAGGTCCCTAAGCTCGCTATGCTCGACTGTCTGGAAGACATGTATGAGACTGCGAACGAGGCCAAGGTTGCCGCATCGTTGCTGTTTGGCGGCGTGAAGAATCTGCCTGAGGTATGAAACATCTCATCGATCCGGGGCCGTCCCGTAGGGGATCGCACCGCTTAATGACTGCACTGAAGTGCCCCCGCTTATACGCACTCAAGTACAAGTCAGAGCAACCCGTGTCGGGGATGAGCCCCGCTGAAGCCTTAGTCAAAGGTTCTATGATCCACATTGGTATCGCACACCACTACGCTCTCCAGATGGACGAGTGGAAGGGAAAAGAAGATCAGCTATTCAGCCCCGCTGAGGCAGTTGTTGAACTAGCTGAACGTCAGCCCGATGGGCAGCGTGCTGTGTGGGTCGGGTACATAGACCAAGTGTTAGAAGTTCTCTCTGCTTATCAACTGCACTGGCAGTCGGAGAACTGGATTACCAAAGCGGTGGAGCATGAACTCATGGTCCACATCTTTGATGACGAACGGGACGAGTCCCTCCTGTATACGCAGCGAGTGGACGCAATCTGGGAACATCCCGTCACACATAAGATTTTTTATATCGACCATAAGTCCGCTAAGAACTGGACAAGCCGCTCGCTTGGACAGTATTCAATCGGCGCACAGATGCTCGGTTATCAGATGATCGGACAGAAGAAGTACGGAGATCGATGGGGTGGGGTACTGCTCAATGTTATTGAGTGGCCCAAGGGCAGCAAGTCACCAGAGTTTACTCGGGTGCCTGTCGAGCCCGCGCCGCACGCTGTCGCTAACTTTAAGAGTACGATCTTACACGCAGAACAAATCATACACAAATACGCAGAACGAGAGCCACTTGATTGGCCCGGAGCATTCCACGGGGGAGCCTGTTGGAACTACGGTCCATGTAGGTTCTTATCAACTTGTCAGTGGGGGCGGTGATGCGAAGCACACTTACGGACTTTCGCCGAATCGAATATCGAACAGCGGCAGAGCACGTGTGTGCCCACCACTACAGTGGGTGTATGCCCAGCGGGCGCAACATCTGCTTTGGGTGGTACATCGACGGGGCCCTGTATGCCGTTGCCGTTTACGGGAACGGCGTTAACCCCCACCAAGCCTCTTACTTATCGAGAACGACAGGTTTGCCCATCACCAATCAAAGCTATGTCGAATTAAAACGTCTGGCTAGAGCAGACAAGAGAGAGGGGTTCCCACTCACGTGGTTCCTCGCTCGGGCACACAAAGACCTTCGGGCTGATGGGTATCGACTTGTGATTAGCTTCAGCGACCCGGCTCACGGCCACGCCGGGGGAATCTACAAAGCGGCCAACTTTATCTATGCAGGGAAGACAAAGGCAGAATGGCACTGCGTATCGAGTGATGGCGAGTTCGTTCATCGTCGAGTCGCATACCGACACGCTAGACGGCACGGGATTACTATTGCCGAAGCACGACAGGTACTGGACTTGACACCTACGAAGACGCCCCAAAAGACGCGCTGGGTCCTTCCTTTGGTTTCCTACAACAAGGTTAAACAAATGTTTAAGGAGGAATGAAATGAGTAAATATGTTTTTGGAGGAACGTACGGACCAGCCAAGACTGGTAAGACACTGGCTATGGTACGTGCATTCCCAGACGGCCTGTTCATCGGGCCGCGCGGCGCACTGAAGTGTGCCAACTTCATCGGATGCAAGGTCAAGGCTATCGAGGTTGACGAGCGCATTGGGATCGGGGAGATCACAAAGCTCATCAAAGCTCATAGCTCCGAGTACCCGGCCATCATCATCGATGACTTTAGCATCATCGCAGATGCGGAACTTGCTAAGTGCAAGAAAGCAGTGGCCGGATGGGGAGCCTTCGACATCTTCAACAAGCGTGTCTACGACATGCGTGACGCAGCGCGGAACGCCGACTGCCATGTCTTCCTTACGATGCACGAACAAGCACCGAAGGAAGTGGGGCAGGACGGTCAGAAGCGTTGGGTTAAGGGATGTCCTTTGATTCCCGGTTGGCAACTGCCAGAGAAGCTCCCAGCTATGTGGGACTTCTGCGCTAGGGTCGTGTACGATAAGAAGGCGAAGGGCTGGCCCTACGTCTACCAGACCGGACCAGACCCCAGCTATGTTACAGGTGATCGTCTTGCGATCACCCCCGAAACTTTCCCTTTGAACCTTAGGGAGGTCTTACTCGCAGCAGGCTATGACGTGGCTCGACCCGACGAATTCAAAGAGTTCGACGCGCACGTGGAAGCCCTCAGTCAAGATTTGTCACAGACGCTTGCAGAGAAGCGACCCGACGTTAAGGCGGTGTTCTCTTCTTGGGAAGAGCGTTTGCTGAAGAAGGTTCAAGATCCAAAGCATGTGCGTTGGATTTTTCTCGATGCGCTTGACCGCGCATCAATCCGTAAACACAGTAGCAATCTGCTACACAATTTCATTGATTCAATGTGAGAGAGGTGACTAATGTTCAATTTTGATTTTACTACTGGAACGAATAATTTTTCCCAACCCCCTGCCGGTGAGGGTGTCTACCACGTCAAACTGACGAACGTGGATTCCTACACTACGCAGTCCGGCAATGCACGGATTAGCCTCACGGCTACCGTCATGGACGGAGACTCGGAAGGATGTACCATTCGGGATGGCATCAACATCCCTAAAAGTTCGGACGACAAGGTGAAGGGCGTGTGGATGCGCTTCTTTACTGCGATGGGTCTGAGCCCGATGGAGATCAAGGGAGCCTTCACTGGAGCAAACTTGTCGATGGATGACGTCGTCGAGGCACTCAAGGAGACTGTCGAGGGACTGACGGGATACTGTTATTACGCCCCAGCCGTTGAAGAAGGTGGTTGGCCCACTCGTAAGTGGCTGACTCCCGCTCAAGCGAAGTCATCGCGGAACACGTCTAACGGCGCGTCCTCGTCTGACTCCTCGCTGGGCGAGTTCATCAACATCTGATTCTTGGGGAGGCGCTTCAATCTAGGTCAGGTTTTTGGCACACTCCTGCTTGACCTAGTAGGGATTGGTTACCCCGTGAAGCGTCCCCTCATTCACTTTAGGGGGGCGGCTTAATCTCGATGAAGTGTGTTGGCTCGCGGCTTCTTTTCTCATGTGTTCCGGCTGCGTGCATGTTGACTTCATTAGGTAGGAGAGGGGTGGTGCCCATTCCGCAAGCCGTCCCCCATTCACTTCAAGGGGGTGTCTCAATCTCGGTACGGGCTGTGGTGAGCTTACCGTGTTGAGTAGGGAGGGGTGATGATCCTCCCGTGAGGCACCCCCTTCTGGGGGGCGCATGCCATTCGATAAAGCCAAGTGTGACCGGTGCCCACTTAAAACGCACTGGGAGAAGGAAGGATGTTGGAAGCCCGTCGACTTTGAGGGTGACTCCGACATCCTTTTTTTAGGTGAGGGGCCGTCGAAGACGGACGTGGACTTAGGTCGTCCCCTCGTCGATACGTCAGGCGCACACATCCTGACGGAGTTGGGTCGTCATGGCCATGACCGCAGCACGATTGCATGGGGCCACATCGTTGGATGTCGCTGGCCGGACGACGATCCTAAATCGTACTTAGCTAGATTGCGTAGCATCAACAGGCGGCGCAAGGCCAAGGGCAGTGACCCTCACCTCAACCCCATCGAGGCGTGCAGTGGTCACTTGCGTGAGCACCTGAAGTCATTTAAGACGGTTGTCCCGCTCGGACCTTACGCCGTTAAGGCTGTCCTACGAGGCAACGTATCGCTAGAGGCAGTGCGTGGCGGTCCCACATTGGTGGGCAAGCAGAAGGTCCTGCCGACGTACGCACCGTACGCTCTGGTCAATCAGCCGAAGCTGGCCCCGGTCCTGTCGAGCGACATCGCCAAGGCGGTACGGCACTCGGAGGATAACCTTACTTGGGAAGAACCTAAGGTCGTGTTTACTCCAACTCCCTATGAGTTGGCCCGGTTCTTCTTCCGTCTTCTGGACGAGCAGTCGTACCAGATCACGTACGACGTTGAGACGGACGGGGTCGATGCGCTCAACGCTGACCTCCGGTGCATCGGTATCGGCACAAAGGACGAGGTACACATCGTTCCCTTCGTCAGCATCGACGGGCTGGTACGCTTCTACTCGGAAGAGGACGAAGCGGAGGTCAAACAGATTCTGCGGGATGTCTTCACCGAGAAGAAGTTCCTGAAGATCGGACACAACGCCGGGTACTTTGACCGGATGGTAGTGGAGCAGCATCTGGGCGTCACGCCGGAGCCACTACTAGATACACTGATTCTACATAAGCTGGCCCGCTCGGAGTTCCGACACTCACTGGGGTTCGTGGGCTCCATCGAGACAGATGTTCCTGCATGGAAAGCAGACCACACTGGTGTGACGGCCCGGACGGACGAGGAGTTGTTTGAATACTGCGCGACGGACGTTGCAGTCACCGCACGTATCGTACCGCCCTTGGAGCGTCAGGCACGCCAGAGGAAGCAACGTCACCTGTACAAGACAGACGAGAAGCTCCAGAACATCTGTGTGGGGATGCGCCGCTTAGGTATGCGAGTGGACGAAGAGGCACGTCGCCAGCATCAGGAACAGCAAGAAGAAGCAGCTAACAAGTGGATCGAAGTAATACATAAGTACCGTCCGGGGATGAATCCCAACTCCAACGCGCAGGTCCGTGATCTACTGTTCGGAAAGTGGAACCTCCCTGTGCAGGAACATACTGCGACTGGAGAGGAATCAGTTGGCGCGGCGTCGTTGAGATCTCTCGTAGCTAGCCCACTTGTTGAAGGCGAGCAACGCGAATTCATTAACGCACTTAGATTTTACCGGAGAGCACAGAAGCTCCTCTCCACCTACCTACTCAAGTTGGCCCCCGGCGCGGGGCTGATAAAGGACGGCTATGTCTACCCTGACTACAATTCACACGGAACGGTTACCGGACGACTCAGTTCAAGTAACCCTAACTTCCAAAACATCCCGTACAACCTACGTAATATCTTCGTCCCTCCTCCGGGTTGCGTCTTCGTCGGTGCAGACTATGACCAACTTGAACTACGCTTTGCGGCCGCCTTGGCTGGGGCGACGCACTACCTCGACGCCTTTGAGAAGCGACAGATCGATCCGCATAACCTCACCGCAGACCTCATGTTCGGGGACAAGTTCTGGAATGCGGAAGGTGCCCCGGATACCAAGATGGGCAAAGGCAAGGGCCAGTTCAAGCAGCTACGGAACCTCGCGAAAACAATCTGCTTTGCCTCGCTATACGGTGCGTCCGCTCCGAAAGTTCATGAGATAATCAGCCGGGGTGAAGACGAGAACGGGAACCTGTTGTACGCTCACTACACGCTACGGCAGATTCGGATGCTCCACCGTCGGTGGAAGAGTAAGGCCCCGGAGTTCAAGCGGTGGTGGGACCGTACGATGAAATCATGTAGGGATTTGAACTACGTGGAAGAAGTAGTGCTCGGGAGGCGACGCTACTTCGCGAAGGACGACTACAACGCAATCCTAAACTTTGGTGTACAAGCTGGAGGGTTCGCCGTTGTAGGGCTTTCGATGATCGAGTTGGTAGAGGAGCATCTACCTTTCGACTTTGAAAACAAGACCGGACTTGTCAATCAACTTCACGATGCGGTGGTCTTTGCGGTCCCCGAAGCGGAAGCGGATTATGCGGCGAAGGTCATTACAGAGACACTAACAAGACGGGTGGATGGTCTACCCGTCACATTCACAGCAGAAGCCGACATCGGCAACAATTGGAGGGAAGTATGAATACAGAGAGAGTTATTGGTGCGAAGATTATCAAGGTGAAGCAACGTCGGCGTTGGAGCCGTCTTGCGGGGAGCGCCGTGTACGATGTCACGGAGATTGTGCTGGACAATGGGATGAAGATCGTCCCGTGGTCCGTGCCCTCTGATGGGCCTCCGATTATCGCCATGAGAAACGTACGCACATCAAGCAAGTTTGGTAGGAAGTACCTTGAAGAATGCAACATGGAAGGTGAAGTATGATTAGGTCGATCAACTCAAACCTGAAAGGGATGAAAGAGACACTTAGATTTGAATCAGGGTACGTCCTACTACTGGGACAGAACGGTTCAGGGAAGAGCACAGTCGCCCATGCGATTGAACTGGCCCTGACCGGAGCGACCGCTGACATGGCAGGGAAGGACGTGAAACTCAAATCACGTTTAAGGCACTTGCTCCCCGCGTACTACGAGGAGGATTCCAACCTCTTCGCTTACGCTGTCATGGGCAACGGCTACCAGTACGACTACGGCCAGTGGCGTTTCGCGCCTTACCGGCATGTCGTTAAGGAGTGCATGGACGCCATGACCGGAAGCGGGGATGCGTTCTACCGATTCATTCTTGAGAACTCGCGGGACGAGATGGAGATCGAACTGGATTATCCTCTGTGGTCCCAGATGGTTTCGCAGCACGGCTCACACCGGACGGCCCTCCTCAAGATGGAGGCCAACCTACGTAAGTCATTGACGAAGCACCGGGCTACAGTCAAGGAGTTGGGTATCGCTCTGAAGTACCACCGTACGGAGGAGATCATGGCGGACAAGGTGCAAGCCGAGTTGGCCGTCGAAGACACCAAGGCCCTGCTTTCGGAAGTGCAGAAGCGTATGCGGTCGTTCGGCCGAAAGGTTGCTGACGCTCTACAGGCCCGCATGGTCCGGTGGGTGCCCGATAATGGGAAGACTCCTGCGATTGTCGACATGCCTGACGGAAACGTAAACGTCTGCTTTGATAATGACTTTGTACCCTCTGGTGCCGAGACGGTTATATTGGCAGTAGCTCTTGCGGCGTCGTTGTTCGACCCGGAGGAGAGCCTGTTCATCTATCCAGATAAGGCTTATGACCCTGTAACCCTAGCTGGGATGATGCGTGTGGCGCGAACTTTGCCTGCTTGTGCGGGCGTCTTTATTCAAAGCACAATCATGCCAGAAGGATATGACCCCGGAAGTTTCGGATGGGACCTTGTTGACGTCGACAGACCGAGTGCTCGATAACCTAGACTGCTGGATGGGGTACGTCTACGGAGGTCAGGTGGATTTCCCGCCTGATGTCCGTGGCGTACCCCCTTCTCTTTTGCGGACAGGTACTCGCAAAATAGATTGTTCGACATTCACTTGGGCGGTCCTCTCGCAAGTATTCCCTGACGCGCCGTGGTCAGTCGATTACTATAAGAGGTGGCAGATGTGGGACCGCAACGATATGTGGGGTCCGCTGAAGGTCGCCGAAGAGTTGGGGATCACAGATGAGGAACACGGTGATGGGTGGTATTTGTATCAAGTGTGGGCGGGTGAGTGGGAAGGTGGACACTCCTTCCTCGGTTTCTCCAGTGGAGGTCGACTGCTTGTGCTGGAAGCGACGCGAAGCCGTAGAAACGGAATCGAGCACAATGGAGTTGTGTGGCGGGGGATCGGACCCGTGTCCCCCCGACTGCCCGAAATGCCAGAGTACAGCGAGTACGAAGCTACAAGAGGACTAACCTTCGGAAAGGTTAAGCTCGCTTAGCTGTTCTTGAGCAGGAAGCGAACCGTGACCGCTGTCGAAGGGGCGGTCTGGGTCGTAGCATTCGCTGCGGTCGAGGTCGCCCAGTACGTAATGTAGTCTTGGTCGAGCCCAGTTGCGAACGTAAAGTACACGGTTTCGTTAGCGGGGGCACTAATGATGGTGTCGGGTGCAGTGCTACTCGGCGTAGCGGAAGCGGCCCGGACCATCTTGAGGTAGGTCGTTGTGGAGTTAGCCGAGTTGTCTAGCTCTACGTAGTACAGCGTAGCACTACCTGAACTGGCGCTGGCGTTGGTAACAGCCGTGTTTGTGGCCGCCGTGTCGACAACCTCAATGTCAGCAACCGGAGTAAGAACTGTGTGGGAAGTAGCCGCCATTCTTTACCTCACGAAGTGACTAGGCGCAGAGCCGCCGCAGAACTTGGATGCGTCGTACCACCAGTGGAGTTGGTGGTCACTACAGCATAGCTTAATCCGTTACTAAAGGCCAACCCGGTGGGCCACGTAAACACCTCACGTGAAGTCGCCTCGATACGAAAAATATGCGAGGGTGCGGTAGTTCCATACGTGGGGTCCACTGCGTCGTACAGCTTCAACCAGACAGGATTACTGTCCGCGTTGTGGATAAAGGCGGAATAGAGAGAGCAACTTCCACCCGCGATATTATCTACATCTTCCGCATCGGAGTCGTGGAAGATCCTGTACGTGACGCTTGTCTTCTGGTTGTTACCTGTAACGGCCATTCATCACCCCATGATCTCGTCTAGGTACTCACTAATCTCTTCCAGCAAAACTGCAATAATCAGATCTCGTTCTCGGTCACTAATCTTACCGTCGTCAGACAGTGCGGATGTGATCTCCCGGCCAACCCGAAGGATGCGGGAAGCGAGTGCGAAGATATTGAACTTACCTTTCCTTGCCATCTTAGTCTCCAATAAGCTGTTTCCAGCCTGTTTCAAATGCGATTTGATCGACAGGGTCTTGTCCTTCGATAACACGTCCGTCGTAAACAAGCGAGCCATCGTATATAGGAAGTACCTGCATATGTACCTGCTCTGTTTTCTCATCTAATGTAGCAATCCCACAGCCCTGTTGCCAGTCAGGACTTAAAGATACTCCGGGGACAGCACCGTCGACTCGGCACAGGCAGCCCGGAGACATGGCTGTAATCACGTTTCTTCCGAAGGGCCCGTGGAAAGTCTTCTGCATCATTTCTACTTTGTGAATGTGACCGTAGACTTCAGACCAGCGCGCCGTCTTGGCGATTGCCATCGCTGTGGCCCCGCCGCCAGAACGTACCTTCGTCCCGTGGTTGATGCGAACACGGTCCCATAACCACCAATCCGCTCCGTATGGACCTACCCACTCGATGTCTAAATCGTCCAACCTCAGGAGATTGCGAACACTTAGGGCCGGGGACTCTTCGTACACGCGGGTCAAGTAAGTGGCCTCCGAGAGCTTCTCGACCATAGCTTTCGACATACGTTCTTCGTGATTGCCAGCCATGTAGACGATCTTGGCCCCCGGTGCTGAAGACCGAATCTCCGCAAGCCACCAATGAAGCTCGTCTATTGTAGGCTGGGTCGTTTGTTTGTACTCTGGTTTTCTCGGAAACCGTGTGCTCCACGGGGCGAAGTCCACCATGTCACCTAGCAAGATCACATGCTGGGGGTTGACCTCGCGGATTAGCCGTAGGACCGCATCCATGGCCGCTCTGTCGTGCATGGGCTCAAGATACGTATACTTATTCTTCCACGCGAAGCCCGCTTGTAAGTCGGGGACGATCACGGCTTGCTGTAGGTTAGACTCGCGGGCGGGGTGATCGATTTTAGGTATCACCCGTGCAGGCTCGGCAGCCCTGTACGTCGCCTCAATGCGCCTCTCTAGGTTCGCCTTGACCTGATGCAGCGTGACCTTTCGCATCGTGTCCTTGACCTTGTGGGCCGTCTCCCAAGCGTTCGCCTTCCAACTGGTGACGTGCCACTCCTTCTTATCTACGCAGGCCACTTTAAGGAGGTCGTCGAGGGTCTTAATAGACAGGCCCTTCGTTGAGATTTGCCGCTCAAGGGGGTTGGGGCTGTGGTCTTCAATGCGAGTCGAGGGGTCAGACCTGCCGGTGTGCTGGCCCTTGGGCAGGTTAAGTTCCTTGATGACCGCTCGCGCCTTGTGCTCGGTGACGTATTCGCCGGTCCAATCGGTGAGCATGGCGGCAATCGCACGTCGGCCCGGAGTGTACTCGGCAAACTCACACTCCTCTCGTAGTTTCTTCCCGTACTTCTTCGCTAGCTCTTTATAGCTCGCCACTTATACTCCCTGCCCGTGAGTAATCAGCGTTTAGCGGCCTCTGCTACGTCTTTCGAGACAGACTTGGCCTGCTCTTCCATAGCCTCTTCTTTCTGCTCGCGCTTCATCTCATCCGATCTGCGTTTCTTGGCCCCTGCAAGTACGATGTCCCGCGCCATGTCACTGCGCTGGCTACCTGCCACAGGGGGGGCGACAAATGTAGTCCCTTTTGCTGTAGGTAACTGTTCTGCCTGCTTACGCTTTTGCTCGCCAGCCGCAAAAGTCTGTAGCAGTGGTATCGCCGCCGCCCAGAATGACATGATTCACCTACGAGAGGGGTTCGATTTCAAGGCGCAACTTAAAGAACAGTGCGTCGTTGTTCATGTCCTTGCCCCCGACCCACGTAAAGAAGAGCGTCCCTGTCCCTGTCGCAGGGCCGAGAGTGCCCCCACTAAGGTCGTAAAAGGCCCCGACGGGACCGCCCCCTTGTGGCACCGACGCTTCCCCGCCGCCCTTCATCCCTCCGTTAATATCAAGGGAGGGCGCAAACACATAGATGCTTGACCCAATTGCCTTCGCTCCACCGTAGTCGAACCCGTTCTTGGGGCTCAGGGGGCCGGAGGCGAAGATCGTTTGGGCGTCGGCTGACACCAGCCGTGTCGTCCCGGCCCCTGCACCTGCGGCGCAGGCAGTGTGTAGGTAAAAACCGCCGTCGTCCCCAGAGTCAGCGAACGCACTACTCTTACCCCAAGTTGCGTGTAGCCTGTGGATATAGCCCCGTGTGGGCACCGTAAAGGCGACCGTAACCATATCCCCATCAGCACTGGGGATGTCAGTCGGGGTGATCGTAGCCTCGGCGATAACCCTAGAGGTTTTAACTGAGCGGGGCATCTAGCCTCCTAGCTGAGTGCGACGAGGTTCTGAGCACCCTCACCACAGAACAATGCCTTGCCAGCGGTCGCGCCGCCAACGACGATGACCGTACCGACCTCGCGGACAACATTCCCGGTGCCGGTAGGCGCAGTCTTGGTCACAGTTCCAGCCGCAGAGTGCGACACATAGACAGGGTTCCCGACTGCCTTAGTCGAGGTGTCCATGGTGATCACCTGCCACGGAAGTCCGATGCCGTAGCCGTCAGCCGGGATGTCGTGCTTAGCGACCAGCAGGCGGCCCGCTACCGTCGTCAGTGCATCGGCCAGTGCGGGGGCGACTTTCAAGAAAGCTCCGTCCAGTCCAGCGACGTACAGGACTTGGCCCGCTGTGATCGCGGTCGACGTGGAGTTGTTCTTCACCTTCACGCCCTCGCTGTAGTTAAAATCCCTACCGGGCTTGATGAACTTCTGCTTGATATTCGCCATGCTTTTGTCTCCTAAGACTTACTTCGGCCCTCGGCCTGCTAGATTGTTATTCTTATTCCCCTGCTATGTCAACAGTTTCCGACGCATTTGCGTCCGCAATCGTGTCGGCCATGGCCAGTAGAGCGTTGTTGCCCAGCAAGCCGCCAAGCACAGTTAAGATCATAATCAAGGTTTGAGGGTGTTTTAGGGCCGCCGCAAGGCTCCATAGTGAGCGATCTCGCATTTCATCGAGCCGCTCTTCGATCCGCCCCAATGCGCCGACTGTGTACTTTTGTTCCGTCTGAATGACGGCTACTGTCTCTCGGATACCACCCACTTGTTCTTCAAGATTGGTGACCCGTAACTCTAAGCCCGACATCTTTTAGCCCTCAATCCGATAGTAACTCATCTTCGTTTGAAGTGTTAATGACTTCTCGCTTCAGTTTTTCCTGAATGGGTTCCTCGGCGCGATGTTGCCAGATTGCTTCTCGCATCTGAAGCTCTTTGGCCATGCGAACCTTGCTGTAGTGTTGAGCATTCTCAAGGTGCAAGAACCGCCGCTCTAGCACGCCAGCAATGTTCAACATAGCATCAAATCGGGCTCGCCAGTTGCCGATGTCCCCTTCGTATTGCTGGGCCATTTGTTGCACCGACACAGGCGCAGTCGGACTCGTGGGGTCCAGTATTCCGTAAGCCGATGCCGCTCGGTGGAAGTCTTTCAACATAGAAGATTCCCTAAGCCCGTACGCAACTGTCGCGCGGGCCGCACTGCCGGGTGTAATGTAGCCGGCGGTGCCGTTTGCGTTCAGGCGGTACGAGCCCCGTGCGTCGGGAAGAATAATATCCGACATACCTAAGAACATCAGAGCCTCGGCCTCCCCCATAGACAGCTTGGGACCATAGTGGCTCTTGTAGTCGGTCGTCCCACGTGCGACGCGGGTCATAGCGTCAAAACCTACACTGATGTGATCCCAAGCAAAGTTCCCAATGAAGTCACCCATAAGCTCCGCAATGCCGGGGGCCCCTACTTCCCGGTCAGCCAGTCCGACTGTGTCTGCTCCGTACGACAGCATCGCCCCCATGAGCAGGCTGGCCTCGGCCACCGTCTTGTAGAACAAGAGCGACTGGGCACCGGGAAGCACACGGTACTGGTAAGTACGGGCGATCTTGGCGTCTGCGAAAAGTTCTTGGGACTCTTTGTCGAGCCGGTCAAAGTCTACAAGTACGCGGTCAAAGTTGTAGGTGGGGTACTCGCCCCTACGTACCAGTTCGCGAGCTTCCTCTTCCTCGTACTCTTTACCCGGCTCGGGTTTCAGCAATCGATCTCGCGAGTAATCGACAACGCGGTACCACATCTCCATGCGCTGCGGGCCCGTTGCTCCCTTCATGTACCGCTGGATGTACTCTCCCAAGTCTGTGGACGGCATGTCGAACATGGACAGCCAGCCCTGACGGAGGTAGCCTTTCTGGAACGTGGGGAAGATAGCGATGCGGGACAGCCACTCCATGTCCCACTGCCGCATGTCGGACGTCCAGTTGATCAACGCGTAGTTCAGCCTGTCGCGCGCCACGTTACGGTTCGCGGAGATGTTCTGCATTGTGTCGAGCCACTGGGCCTGTCGGGTGCGTAGCGTCCCTGTCTCCACGCTCTGACGGATCATGCGCTTGACCATAAACAAGCTCTTATCGGCGGCCCGTACGGCCTTGTACTTGGACGCTGGCGCACCCGCGTGCAGGTTGTCGAACATCTTCACGAACCAACTCTGCGTCATAGGGTCGAGGGACCGATTGAGGCGTTGAGACTGACGCGCAAGTAGTTGGCCCGCTCCTTCGGAGACAATACTGGTGTTTCCGATGTCGTCGGCCATCATCTTAAACGCAGTCCGACAATCGACCAGCGACCCGTCGGCAAACCTGACCTTCACACTGGGGTCCGCCGTAAGTACCTTGGCCAGTGTCGGGTTCATCATCGACACTGCCATCGGTGCGAGCCACGTGCGGCCCTTGGATGTGGCTTCTTCGTCTAGCTTTATTGCAAGCTCGTCCCACGCCTTCGCGACACGGTTGCCCATGTAGCCGAGCACACCGCCCATTCCTATTTTCGCCATTGAAGGGACGCGGTCGACCGTCACTGCCATGGACATCAGGTCACCAAACAACTGCACGGGGATCATAGCCGGACGGCCGAGTCCCATGAAGCCGAGAAGCATTGTTTCCTTGAAGAAGGCAAGCGTTCGGTCGTACAAGGCCCAGTTGTTACGAACGGTCGGACTATTCTTGGCCGCCGTAGCGGTCAGCTTACGAGTATTATCGATCACATCATTGAAATACGAGAAGAACTGCTGGGGTATCAGCACCGGATTGTTGGGGTTCTTCGGGTTATATGAGTGAATAATAAATCGTTGCGCCATAGAATCAAGACGCGACCGCATTGTAAGAAACTTCTGTGTTTCGGACTCGCTGAGAGCGTCATCCACTGTACGTAGGCCGAAAGCTAAGATGCCCTCGATGCCGTCGAGGAAGGCCATACTGTAATGGTCTGATTGACGGGTGATCTCGTCTAGTGGCACAGGGTCCTGAATGCCCTCCAGCCAAGCATGGGGCTTGTCCCCCTTGGCGAGTACGGTACCGTCCGGCAGAGTATCTCCCTCCTTGAACAAGGCCAAAATCTTCGCGGTTTCGGTCGTATCCAGCTTAAAGAAGGCGTTCTCTACGTCGTACGGCCGCTTTAATGCTGTCGCCCCGATGTCTTCCGCGCGGCCCAGTGCGTCATCGGCCCTTGAGAAGTCTAGGCCGGACTCAAGAATCTCATCGGCACGGCGTACCAAACTGCCGTCAAGTGCTCGGATTTCCTCGATTTCGGCTTTCGTTATAGGGGTACCCATAATGGATTGCATACGTTTAATCTTTCGGATTGGGACAACAAGGTCCCCGACTTGCAAGGGTACTGTTTGGAACGGTTTTGATTCAAACGTGTCCGACAGAAGTGCGTTCGCGCTCCGTGCCATAGTCGGGTTGAAGTTCCCTAGTTCGATCAACATCGCTTGAGCAGTGCGATGATGGGTGGCCGACAGGATAAGAGCGTCGTGATAGAGTTTGATGTTTTCGGCCTTTGCGATCATCGCGCCACCAGCTTTCTTAACCCCGAATACGAGATTAATCTGGTCTTCAATCAGGGTGAACAAGTCGTCGTACAGTGCCCCCGGTGGGGTGTCGTCAATGATTGGACCCATTTTCTTGACGACTTCATCGATCACCACATTATGGTACTTGAATACCAGTGCCTGCCACTCATCAGCAGAGGGCACACGGCCACCGACCTTAACATCGCTGATGTCAGGGAGGAACGCCTCAAGAACGCCCCAGAAAGCGGCTTCCGTGTTCATCATGTCCGGGCCGTACGCTTTTGCGGCCTGCGCCGCCTGTGGATTTGCTTCGGCCGAGTACAAGATCGATCGAATCGCGTCTTCAACAATGGAAGTTTCGGAGATAAAGCCCGTCAGGTCGTGCAGAACGTGTGTCGTTCTTGGGTCGACGATCTCGATGCGCCCGGTCGTAGTCATAGCTTCCCGGTACGCTTGTTTCTGTGCCTCTTTTACGTCGATTGCGTCTTCGCCGCGCTGAAGAGCCTCTTCGGTTCTAAACTTAATCAAACGAGTCGTGTCTTTTACGACGTTACGGATACGCGTTTGTTGGCGAATAGAAAAGAGTTCCCAGCGCGTGCTAGTCGTTACGCTGTTGATACCAAGAGTCTTCTGGAAGAATGACGAGAACCCGTACATACGTCCACCGGGGCGGAACTGCGCCATCGTGTAGAAGTACGTAGCACGGGGCTCTGTGATGAGGCCCCGGACCCAATTGCCCATAAGTTCTACGCCTTGGCCAGCGAAAAGCTGCGCGTAAGAGCGCAAACCGGCCTTAGCTCCTTTGAAGAGCTTGCCGGTGGGCGTCTCAAACATGTGGACCATGTAGCTACCGCGCGAGAAGAGGTCCCGAATAAACTCCGCTTTCTGGACGTCTGTTAAATCTCCCTTCAAGAAGGTGCCGATCAACTGTTCAAACTGGGCGTCCTCCAGCTTGACCATCGCCTCCCAATCTGTGACGCGGATTTCTTCGCCGACCTTGTCTCCCACACGAACAACACCGCCCTTCTGGTCTACAAGCCAGCCAAGGCGAGAGGTCTGGGCGATCCGCTTGAGGACTGTCGGGTCCGTCTTTAAGATCTCCAGCAACTCCATGTTGTTGATGAGAGCGTTCTTGACCTCGTGCAGAGCGCGATTCGTAAGCTCTGGGAATGCTTTCTTTAGGTTCTCGATTCGCTGGAGTTGCAACTCCAAAGACTCTGGCGTGTACTTGAGCTTACGAACTTCTTGTTCCATCGACTCTATGAGCTTCACAGCAGCGGCACCTACGCCCTCAGGGAGTTGCGCGATTTCCGGGGTGAAGGACTTCACCGCAGCATTCGCCGTACCCATCCAGTCGACCGCTTTTTGGCCCAGTTCTGCAAACTTTGTCTCCTCTACAGCCAGTGCCTTTTCCATCCCGGCGATCTTCGCCGCCGTGGCGGCCACGCTCAACTCTCCACCGTACTGTAGAGCGTGCCCTAGCATCTCTTCGATTTCTGTGCGTACCTTAGCACGCTGTGCGCGAAGCTCGGGACTCACGTGTCGGCCTGCTTTACCACCGGGCCATAGTTCTTTGACGCGCCGTGCAAGGTCATCCGCTTTTACCTGCCGTGTCAGCATCACATCGTTGATGTAGCTGAAGACATCGTCCAAATCGTACACGCCCTTGGCCCGTGGTTTTGAGGCGTCCGCTACGTCCAAGATCTCGGACAGCTTCGCGACGGCTTTTTTCCTAGCACGGAGAGAAGCATCTGGATCTGACATCGTTTTAAACGCGTCCAAGACATCCGACACGGGCTTTCGCAAGTGTACGCCCTTGCCAAACACGCCAAACACTGCCTCAAGAGCTTTCATATTATCGAGGTTGCTCTTCATGACCGCGATCGCGTTCCGCTGGCCCTCGACGATCGCCTCTTGGGCCTTGAGCCGGAACACTTGCTCCTGAATGTCGAGCAAGAAGTCATCCTGAATAGCTTTAATCTGCTCCGGCGTCAGCGAGTCGTCGGACTGACGCAACACCTTTTCGATGTCGGCTTCGACTTCTTTGATTTTCTTCTTGCCCAGAGTGGCTGCGTTCTCGATGCCCTGACGGGCACGCTCCATGTAGACTACATTTGCGGTGTTCCGGGTGCGGTTGGCGATGTCGTCGGCAGACTTGGTAAACGCGGTGGCTTGATCGATCGCCTGCTGAAGAAAGTCTGCCGCCATCCGTGAGGTCGTCTGGTTGATGCCCATCATGGCTTCATTGCGAATGGTGCGGACTGCGACCTGAGCCCCACCGACTCGATCGCCCGTCGCGACTTTCGCGAGCCGCTTCTGAATGTCCTCTAGTTGATCGACCGTCAGGTTACGAATATCGTCCAGAGAGCCAAACTCATCCTGTACCGCTTGCAGTCCTCTGGTCAGTTCTGTTGTAGTCGTCAAGCCCAACTTAGTGCGGATGGGGTCCTTAAACCTAAGCCCTTGGGTCCCTCTCTTGGCGACAATTGCCGCCTCAATCGGGCCCGGTTCTGCGATCAAACCAGCGAACAGCCCAAGACCAAGCATCGTCCGGGGAGCCTGATATTTGGGGTCCGCACCAAATAGACTTTTAGGAAGTCCCATAAGTAGGGGGCCGACGTTGTCCGTTGTCTCCGTCATGGCGATTGTGACTTCGTCGCTGTCCCGAATCTTTTCGGCCATGCGGCTAACCAAAGCCATTCCGAAGCCTTGGTCGTGAGCTATCTGCCCGTTGTCGGCCTCTTCCATCAGTTCCCGCAGTGCGACGCGGTACGCCGCGCCAAGGCCCTCGGAGAACGGTCCCAGAACGCGGAATGCGGAGTCAAGGGGGTACCACTTCTCACCTAGCATCTCGGCCGCAAAGCCGGGAGTCACGGAGTACCGGCCCTCGCCGTCCACAAACACTTTTCCGCCGATCTTCCGGTAGGGGAGCATCAGTGCCGCGACGTTACGGAAGACTCCGGCTTCCAGAGAACGGTGGTCCGACCCAACGAACCAGTCTTTAACCGCCCCCTCTTTATCCCAGTCAATCTCCCCCCTGACGACAGGCAGGACACGTCGCTGAATCTGCCCTTGAGGCATAATCCAGTCGTACATGAAGCCTGCGGCGTTGGCCACAGCACCAAGGAACGACTCCCCGTTTAGGAACTTCTCTAGTTTTTGATCTGGATCTCGGGTGAAGTACGGAGCACTCTGGCCGTACTTAAACCGCTCTACAGCCGCTTTTGCTTGTTCGTCGGCCAGCTTGGTCGCCCGTTCAAAGCGTTCGTCGAGCACTCGATTCCGCTCGTCAGGGTCTGACGGGGGTGGGCCCTCGCGTCGGATGATCTCACCCATGTAGTAGATGTACGCATGGGCCTTAATCGCGTTCTCGTGGTGCCTTAGATCAAGTGGAGCACGCTCGGTCGTGGGGTCGTAGGCCATAGGCACGATAAGGTCGTTCCCTAGCTTCTTGCCTGCGTAGAAAGAGTACGCACTTTCAAGCTGGTTGCCGCGAGCGACTCCGAAAAGCTGGCGCTTCTGCTCAACAGGCATGTCGATCAAAGCGCGGACGCCGCTATCCACCATTTGTAGGTACGCATCGTCCTTGCTCATTTCAAGCAACGTACGTTCTGCCATGCTGGGAGAAAGCAGACTAGCGATATGACTCTCGACGTCCCGGTCTTCGATGACAGGCATCGAACTTGTCCACTGCTGTGCTTCGGGTAAGATCCCAATAATGCCGGGGCGGTCTTCGGCGTCGGCCGCCCGCTTTTGGATCGGCTGATAAACCGAAACAAACTCCTTCTGTCGTAGCTGTGCTTCAGCCTGTGTCTCGGCAGTTGGGTTCTCCTCATAGGCCCGGTAGGCGGTGAGCAACTTGTCGTACAGTTCCTCAACTTCTGCGGCTTCGGCTTCGGTGACGCCCGTCAGTGCCTTCGACAAGAACTCCATCGATCGATCGTGCGTCTCTTTGGCCCGCTTGTGATCCTCGGCGAAGAACTCGGCAAGCTCTTCCGGTGAATCGTATTCGCGCCCAAACTCCTTCCGCGCGTAGTTGTTCAGGACCTTGTAGACGTCTTCGTCAAGAGTGCCGTCGGCAGAGAAGATGTGTCGAGCGTCGGTGTCCCCCGCAGCAAGCGACTCAACCATGTACTTTTCGGCCTCATCGGCTACAGGTACTACCGGCAGGTCCTTGGACCACGAGCCATGCGTGGCGATGAGCATCTTCTTATGCCAGTTGTAGTGTGCCTCTTGGACGTCGTCTTTGGTTTCCTTCTCCGTGGCCTTACGGCGCATCTCTTTGGCCTTGGCCTCCCGCTCGTTCCAGTCGAGGTCCGATTTCAGCGCAGTACGCGTGTTGCTGAGCCCCTGCCGGTCCCTCGCGTACTTGTCCCACCGTAGCTGCTCTTGGCGGTACCACTCCTGCTGTTCTTCCGCCGTGGCCCCGGATGGTGGGGCCGATGCAAACACAGAGCGCGGGGACGTAAGCGTGCTTTCGTTTCTCGCAAGCTCGCCAAGCGTTGGAGCAGGAGTCTCGTCTTCGATGGGCGCAGGGTCGTACTTGGCGGGCTCCGGCAAGGAGGAGAAAACGTCTTGATCTCGCACGTCTTTAGGGAGTGCTGAGCGCGCAATCCGCTCTTGGCCCTTGAGGTAGAAGTTCTTCGCCTTCTTCATCACAAAGCGATCGAAGTAAGACTCGGAGTCTTCGATCTCCGCGTCGAACTTGTCGAGAACGGCGGGGTCTACCGCACTACCTGTAGGGACCTCTTCTTCCGCCATCGATTACACCTAGTCTTCAGGGCCTTCTTCACCTGTTTCTTTAACATTCTCACTAGTCGGGGGAGCCGGAGTGATCTTCTTTGGCTTGGCCGTTCGCTGCTGGCTCTCGGTGGCACTTGTAGCGGCTGCTTTCCTGCCCAGAATACTTTTCCTCGACTCGCCCCGCGCGAGGGCCGCCAGTACGGACGGACTTGCCTGCACCTTCTTCGCTTCTTGGTGCTTGTAACCTGTCGTAAACGCACGGTACACGTCATCCAACGTCTTTGTGTCGGTTCCCAAGCCAAGGCTCGTGGCCGCTTGCGACAGTTTTGCGCGCATGGCAGGGTCTTCCATCACTTGTTGGCGCTGCATTGCCGTCCGATAAGGCTGGTCTTTCGTCGCCATACGCTCTTCAAGACGCATCAGCCGCTCTTCTTGCTTTTCAAGCTGCCCCGCACGCGTCTCCCGGTCAATCAACTGGCCCGTTGTGAATCGGATTAGGTCCTGCCCGGTTGCGCCCTTACCCAAGAACGCTTCTGCGACGTCATTTGTAATCGCAGCGAGTTCAGTCTGAGGGACACCGACTTTGATTGACTCCTCAATCATCGATTGCGTCATTTCCGCTTGGATGTTGGGGTCTTCCATGTCGCCAAGGACCCGCTCGGCGTCGGCCAAAATCGCCGCCGCTTGCTCTTTTGAGATGTCGGGGTCGAGGATGTCTTCTTCGCGAACCGCCATCAAGTATTGTATCTGTGCCTCACGGCCCCCGGCCTTCGCGGGTAGGAGTGCGCGCTTTGTGAGGGCCTCTGTGTCCAGCAGGCTTTGTTCCATCTTGTCGGGTGGAAGATCCATAAATTGCTTGGGAAGAGCAAGCTGGAGTTGCTTTTTGATCTGCCTCGTGACCCCCGGAGTCTCCGTGGAGGACAAGATTTCGGCCAGAGCATTGGTCACAAGTCTTGCCTCTTCTTTGTTTTTCGCCGATTTGTTGTAAATCTGGATCAAATCGATCTGGATAGGCTTACCTCTTTCGTCCGTGCTGGATGCAAGCTGTCCGATGACGCGCTGGCGGATCTCAGGGAGCGTAGCAATGTCACCACCCGACTTTGCCGCCGCTTTCTGTGCCGCGATCATCAAGTCCAAACGCTTGAGGTCGTAGTCTTTGAGCAGAGAAGACCTTTTGAACGAGGCTTCCAGTGCGTTCTTTTCCTTGTCGGTCTGCCGTTGTAGCACCTTTTCCGCGAGATCGGGGAGTACACTGCGAGTCTGCTCTGCGATCTTCGCCTCGGCCTCCAATATCGCAGCGGTCTGTGGAACAGCAGCTTCAAACGCTTGTGTCGCTGTGGCCCGCTCTTGCGCCGCCGTGTCGAACTCACGAGGACCGGGGGTGATGGGGGTTCCGAATGCAATCTGGGACAAAGCGGGGGCCGCAGCCGGAACGACGGGCATCATGGCCCCGGCTGCCGTGCGTGCCAGCGTGCCTCCCAGTCCAGTTGCAACTTCGCGCTTCCGAAGTTCCCGAAGCTGGGTGAGCATGTCGATGAACTGGGGGTCAGAGCGTAGCTCTGGTGGCAAATCGTCAATCGAAAGCTCGCCGGAGCGAATCATGCGGAGGATTTGATCTCGGCCAACCATAGGTTGATTTTCTACTGCCATTTTATCCTCCTACTACGCTGTTGGGAGTGGTACGTCGGATGATGTGCCAACAAGTCGTTGCCCAGTGTTTGGGTCGTAGTCGGCAAATTGTACACCGCTGGTGTCGACGGCTGGCTCGCCCAACCAGTCACCGACGTACTCGCCAAGTGCCGTTCCGCCTGCCGTCAGTGCGGCCGTACCGCCTGCGGCGAGCATCTGCTGTCCGAGAGAAGGTACCGCCGGCTGTCCTGTGAGCGACCGATACAAGTTCTCACCCTTCTGCTCGATCATCCGGCGTGACGCTTCCGTTGCTTGCTGGGATGCGGAGGCAGCCGCTTGCCTTGTCGGAGCGGTTGACTCGCGCAACGCTTGTGACGCATAGCCCGTGGTGCCCCCGCCCATCATTTCCCGTGTACCTTTCGCGAGCCCGGTTGCCATTGCGGCTCCGCTCGCAGCGGCAGCCTTGTCAGCAGCGGCCTGCTTCTCTCCTTCGGAGAGCCCCGCAGTTTCGGGGGCCGCGCGGTATTTCCGCAAGTCCTCTAGCACCAGAGATTTTGCAATCTGACCCGGCTGAGTCGAGCCAAACTCCTCTCGTGCCCATTTCTTGTTGGGATCTGGCTTAGCGAAAATATTTGTTGCAGTCGATCCGGGTGGCCCCGAAGGCGATCCGTCCATGTATCCCGCGCCTGTGGGGTAGCTGATTGTCATCAGGTATCTCCTCGCTTAAAGGCTATATACTTCATTGAGCGCGCTCTGACACGTGTTTGTTTCGTGTCTTGGTTAACGCAGACGCGGAGGCTTGCCGAATGCCACCCCTTCGCCTTGTTCTCAATCCACTCATGGCCGCACCAGAAGCGGTTTTTGTACCTGTCCCGCAAGTAGCGGTTGGTCCCTGAAGCGCGCTGCCAGAGCGTGCGACCAGCCGCGCGCACTTGCGGGCTGTCTTGACCCGCTGGGAGGCTGGCGTCGGCAGGCTTACCGTCGATGAACAACCGTATCTGGGCCCCGCCGGTCGGAGGGGCATCGTCGTCGGCTTCTGTGTCGGATGTCCACTGAAGGTGCCATGTCAACAGCACGTACGAGGGGTAGTCGAGACGGAACTGTATCGATGCGCCCGGAATGGGGATCCACCGCTCTTTGGTGGCGTCTTCGGCGTCATCTACGCCCCGGTACCAGCCTTGAATCACGTCTGATACGCCACCGAAATAGTCTAGGTTGCGTGTTCCAGCAACAATGCCACCGGAAGACTGGGCTTTCTGCTGAATTAGGTTGTAGTCAATCCCGGTCATGTGACGAAGATTCGCCGCATTAAGGCGTCCGTTGATCATGCTCAACGAGTTCACCCCGTTCGTCCGGTAGAAGTACGGGTAAATATCGTCAGCAGTGAGTTTCAGCCCGTCGAGCTGGTTGCTATAGCTAACTTCCGCCATGTTTTTCCACCTTTGTATGAATCGGAATCGCCGTCAGATTAATCTTATCAATCCGGGCCTTCACTACAGGGCTCCCATCCCCAAACACACATGCCTCCATGCGGACGGCTTTGTACCTTTGCGTAAAGACTGTCTCAAAGGCTGCTGGGACCGGGTCAATGAGCACTACGGCCCGTAGGGCGCAGTCCTTGAACGTCAGGTAGTCGTATGTAGCACTTTCTAGCATCGGATAACCGGAAGCGGTAGCCGTACCGCTGTTGTAATCGATCGTAAATCCGGGCGAAATGGCTCTTGCCGTGTTGGGGTACTCGACCCATGAGGAGCCTACCGAAACCCCGTTTTTGTTCAGAGACTCTACTTCGACGGTAAACCGGAACCCAATCGCGAGGCGGCGTTCCCGCATAGCGGCCTTAAAAGCCGCGTCTGTGATCTGCTGGTCGTCACCTCTAACGAGCCGATTGACATGGGCGTTTCCGAGTAGGATAAGCGCATGTGCGTCCATCCGACCGTCACCGTCAGCTACGATGGGCTGGTTGAACGTACGTGTGTACAGCGGTTGCCAATTTAACGGAGCGGTAGGTGTCGGATTTGAGGTAACAACCGTAAAGCCCTCGGTTGAGGGTGATGTGTCGCTGATAAACTTGTTGGTAGTTTCGATCGAAAAGCCACCTTCTAGCGACTCTTTTACTTCGCCTTCTTTGCCAATCAAGCACGGAATCTGGTTGTGACGAAGGGCCCCTAGCGCGAGCATATCCGGCGTGATTTTGTTAACGCCTGTATCAGGGCCCATAAGGGTGTTGAAGCGCGAGTTAAGCTCCTCGGCTTTAACGGGGGTCCCGTCTTCAAGATATTTGTATTCCGGCATTATCTAATCATCTCCAAGACAAACAACTCACGTCCGGCAATGTACGCAGAAGGTAGGTCATCGCCGTAGGAATTGTTTCCTTTGATGCTCATTACTGCTATTTTAACGTCGTGAATGCCGGGAGGCACATCAATGATCGTGTCGACCACAACAGAGATGGAGTGCCCGT